GATGCCAATGTAAAATTATTTGGAAGAAAATGGTGGCAATCAAATCGGGTTGGTAAAGACAACGCATTTAGACTAACTGAAGAAGGATTTGATTTCTTAAGTACTGAACTTGAAATTAAATTTTACGATATTCCATTTACTGAACCTATTGAACTTAGCCCGCAGACTATTGTATTTTTAGAAAGGTACATAGACTGTCCATACTACCTTACAAACAAAAGTATTGCAGTTTTTTCTGAAAGAAAAAGTTTTGAACTATACTTATTTTCAGACGACATTAGAAAATTTGGCCTTATTAAAGCCATGAATGAACGAGAAAAAGAATTAGCTAATTTAAATAGCTAATGAAAATAACAAACCTTAATCCATCTAAATATAAAAGATTCTTTGCATTTGGTTGTAGTAATACTAACTATATGTGGCCGTCTTGGGCCGACGTTATTGGACAAGATATCGAGTTTTACCAAAATTGGGCAGAACCTGGTGGTAGCAATTATTTTATTTTTAATAGTGTTATAGAAGCAAACACTAGATATAAATTTAATAAAGATGATTTAGTAATTATAAAATGGACAACAAAAGAAAGAGAAGGCAGGTATTCAAATAATAAATGGATTCATGCTACTCCTGGAAATGTTGATAAAATCTATGATGAGAACTGGATTAAACAATTTTATTTTGATTCTAGGTCGCAGATGATTAGAGACCTTGCATACATACAAGCTATTCAAAAATTATTAGAAAATTTAGATTGCGACTGGGCAAATTTATTTTATTTTGATATTTTCAACTTTACAGATAGTCATGAAAAAATTTGGATAGAATCCAATAACAAGGATGCATTAGTTCCATTGTGGCAAGAGTATAGAAATTTAGTATATACCGGATCTGCTATCCCAAACTCAATATTTAAAGATCAAGATGTAATTGAAATGTATCAAGAGGTGTTTACTAACATTAGTGGTGTATTTTGGGCTAGTTTTGAATTTTTCTATAACACTCCACGTATTTCTCCAAATAATGACATGCATGCCACTCCATTAGAATCTTTGAAATTTTTAGATTGGGTTTGGCCAAATAATACTATTAGTAGTACTGCCCGGTCATATGCTATTGAATGGAACAATACTATTTTTAAAGAAGATTATTCCCAAAGTTTGGCATATTTTAGAATGAATCACGTTAATCGACTTTAATTTGCCAAAATAATTAAAAAATTGTTGACACCTATACCAAATGACGCTATAATAGATACATAGATAGCGTTATTAACAACATTTTTTTAACTAAGATAGGAAGCAAAATGGCAGCAGAACTAGTCACACGTACAGTAGGCCCAAAAAGCGCAAAAAAATCTTTGCGTAAAGCCTTTAAAAATAAACGTCCAATTTTCTTGTGGGGACCTCCCGGAATTGGTAAATCAGATATTATTAAACAGCTCGGTGGCGAGCTTGATGCTCACGTAATTGATGTACGTTTGAGCTTGTGGGAACCTACAGATATTAAAGGTATTCCATATTTTGATTCCAACGATAATACCATGCGTTGGGCTCCTCCTAGCGAACTTCCTAACATGGAATTGGCTAGTAAGCATAAACAAATTATCCTATTCTTAGACGAAATGAATTCTGCGGCTCCTGCTGTACAGGCTGCGGCTTATCAACTTATTTTGAATCGCCGTGTTGGTACTTACCATTTGCCTGATAATGTTGTTATGGTAGCGGCTGGTAACCGTGAAACTGACAAGGGTGTTACATTCCGTATGCCTGCTCCGTTGGCAAACCGTTTTGTTCACTTGGAGATGACTGTTGAGTGGGATGACTACTTTGAATGGGCGGCTGAAAACAAGATCCATAAAGATGTAGTTGGTTTCTTAACCTTCTCTAAAAAGGACTTGTATGACTTTGATCCAAAGTCTAGCTCACGTGCATTTGCTACACCGCGTTCTTGGTCTTTTGTCAGCGAATTGTTGCATGATGACGATACTGATAACGACACGTTGACTGATTTGGTTTCTGGTTCAGTTGGTGAAGGTCTTGCTGTTAAGTTTATGGCTCACCGTAAACATGCCAGCAAAATGCCTGATCCACGTGATATTTTGAGTGGTAAAGTTAAGAAGATGGATTCTAAAGAAATCTCAGCAATGTACTCGTTGACTGTGTCTTTGTGTTATGAATTGAAAGATGCATCCGACAAGAAAATGAAGAATTGGAATGATCAAACTAATAATTTCTTCCAATTTATGATGGATAATTTTGAAACAGAATTAGTCATCATGGGTACTAAGTTGTCTTTGAGCACTTATAAGTTGCCACTGGATCCAGATGAGATTCAATGCTTTGACGCTTTCCATGCTAAGTTTGGTAAGTACATTAGCGCCGCAACTGAAAAGTAATTTGGTGTAATATCAATTGACAGGACCTTTGGGTCCTGTTATAATATATACATACAGAAAAGGAATATTATGTCACATACCGATCCAATTGTTGATAAAATTATTGTAGCCCGAGTGGGTCTACTACTTCGCCATCCGTTTTTTGGAAACATGGCTACTCGCTTGAAGATTCAGCAAGCAGATGACTGGTGCATGACTGCGGCTACAGATGGTCGTCATATTTTTTATAATACAGAATTCTTCAAAGATCTTACAGTTAAACAAGTTGAGTTTGTTATTGCACACGAAATCCTACATAATGTATTTGATCATATGGGTCGTACAGAAACTAGAGATCGAAAAGTGTTTAATATTGCCGCGGACTATTGCGTAAACGGACAATTGATTCGAGACGGCATTGGAGAAGCTCCTCCAAAAATTGATATTTTTCATGATAGAAAACACTATGGTAAGAGTGCAGAACAAGTCTATGACGAAATTTATGATGATGTTAAGAACAAACAAAAACAAATGATTGGTCAATTGCTCGACGATCACATTGACTGGGGTGAGCAAGGTAAAGATGGTCAGCCTTCTTATTCTAAAGAAGAAATGAAACAAATACGCGATGAAATGCGTGAAGCAATCATGCAAGCGTCACAAGCGGCGGGTGCAGGCAATACTCCTGCAGAAATCCAACGCATGATCAAAGAATTAACCGAGCCTAAAATGAATTGGCGAGAAATCATCCGTCAACAAATTCAAAGCACAATTAAAAATGATTACAGTTTTATGCGTCCTAATCGAAAAGGATGGCATATGAACGCAATCCTCCCTGGTACACAATATCAAGAAACAATCGATATTTGCGTAGCAATTGACATGTCAGGATCAATTGGAGATGAGCAGGCTAAAGACTTCTTGAGCGAAATCAAAGGAATCATGGAAGAATACAAGGACTTTAATATTAAGGTCTGGTGCTTTGATACTAAGGTTTATAATGAAGCTGACTTTAGTGGATACAACATTGACGAGTTTGACGAGTACACCCCAATGGGCGGTGGCGGAACTGAGTTTGATGCCAACTGGGATTACATGAAAGAAAATGATATTCAGCCTAAGAAGTTTATCATGTTTACAGATGGATATCCATGGGGTAGCTGGGGCGATGAACACTACTGCGATACAGTGTTTATTATTCACGGCAATGACAAAATTGTTCCCCCATTTGGCGAATATGCATACTATGAATTTTCTAAGGAATCTGCATAATGTCTCTTAAAACAGGCAAACCTAACCCTTTAAATTATTTTGATTTACGTAGGGTTGAGTTTGCCTGTCCACATTTTAAGTATATTACTCTAGACAGATACAACCCATCTACAATCAAATCTATAGATTCTTGGATTAAAAAGAATTTAAATAACAGGTACTATATAGGACAGGGCATTGGATTAGACAATACAAATACAATTATCTATACTACAAAAATTGGGTTTGAAGCTGAAAAAGAACTTAGCTTCTTCACAATTGCTTGTCCACATTTACAACTAAGATAATTATATATGCAGTTCACAAAGGAGACACTATGACTGACGAAGTACAACAACCACAAGACGCACCAGAAACTGATAAGACAGAAGCAAGTGCAGAATTAAATATTAACGACCTTAATGCAATGAAAGTTATCATTGATATTGCTAGCTCACGAGGTGCTTTTAAACCAAATGAAATGACAGCAGTAGGTCAAACATATACAAAATTAACATCTTTCTTAGATCAAGTTGCTAAACAACAAGCAGAAGGCGCAAAACAATAATGGCACAAGAACTTAAACACGTAGGTCGTGTTAAATCAAATGGTAAACGATGCCTTGTTGCATATCGTACTTTACCAGGCGATGCATACAATTGTCTAATTGTTCCTACAGAAAATTTACCAGATGCGTATCACGACGCTATCATTAACTTAGTTAATAGCCCAAGTGGTCAAAATTCTTATGAATTTGCAGAAGTAATGGCTCGTAGTAATTTTCCAGATGGCAGTATTATGTTAGCCGCATTACATACTCAGAATCGATTGATTAAAGTTTCAACTGATCAGATTGAAATGATTCCATCGCCAGGAGTATCAATTTTGTTATCTGAATTGAATCAAATTATTGCTGAACAACGTGGATTGCCAGTAGATGATTTAAGTTTAAAATCAGGAGTTAATGACAAAGTAAAAACTACTTTAGAAAGCCCTGTTACAACTACTCCAACTTCAGATGCTGTTAAAACAACTTCTCAATCAGTAAACGAAGAAATCGTTTCGGTTGCGCCATCAGGTACTCCGGACGAACAAGCAAAATTTTTCCGTAGCCAAGCTGATAAATTAGCAAAGCAGGCGGCAGAAATGCGTCGAAAAGCTGAAGAATTAGTACCAACTGTTAAGAAGAAAGTATAGTGACGCAACTGGGAAGGCCGCTTCCCAAAGAAGTCATTGAGCATTGGCCGGAAATTTTTGGAGAGGTGAAACTTAATGTATTACCTCTAGTGTATCTCCACGCAATTCTGGTCAATTTTAAAGATGGCAAGACTTGGGAAATAAAAATACAAAAAGGTAGTAAAGTGCCTCGATGGGAAGATCTTGAAAAGCAAATTCAAGAACTAATATCTAGTTACGAAGATAATATTGATAATATTGATTTTAAACTTGACTCAGAACGAGTAAAAAAAGATATAAAAAAATCAACTGATAAATTTTTAAAGAAAAAGAAACTATAAATTAATGTTCGATTACTCAGTTACAGTCAACCAACCAACGAATTCTCCAACTCGGGAATCGATGACGTACAAGAACTCATTGCCTTCTGTGCAAGAGTCTCAAACCCAAGCAATCAACTTAATACAGAAACCTCCGAAAAACTTATCAAGTATCTTATTAGACACCAACACTGGAGTCCTCTTGAGATGGTCTCAGCTTGCTTGGAAATTACAACAACAAGAGACATTGCTAGGCAAATTCTTAGACATAGAAGCTTCTCCTTTCAAGAGTTTTCCCAACGTTATGCTGACCCAACGGCAGAGCTTGATGATGCGTTTACTTTACGAGAAGCAAGATTCCAGGACACTAAGAATCGACAAAACAGCGTAGAACTAGACATGTCCGATGAAGCACAAAAGCAACTTGCCTACGAGTGGGAACGTGCTCAAAAGCGTGTACTATACGCAGTCAAGAAAGAATACAAATGGGCTATTGATAACGGCATTGCTAAAGAACAAGCTCGAGCAGTACTACCAGAAGGGCTTACTGTAAGCCGTTTATATATGAATGGAACACTACGTAGCTGGGTTCACTTTATTGAATTGCGTAGTGCTAATGGTACGCAGAAAGAGCATCAAGAAGTTGCTATTGCTTGTGCTCAAGTGATAGCTGAGATTTTTCCTCTAGCCAAAGATCTTGTAACCAATTAAAGTCATTAATCTTATTAAGTGCCTCCTTATTGGAGGCATTTTTTTCTCCGTACGCTCTGCCAGCGAGTGCGCCTAAATAAGAATAATAGCCAAACGATACATCATTATTGAGCGTACACCAGATTTCAAGACGTTTAATTGTTTCAAAGTTATCCTGCCTATCGATTACTTTACTGGCTAATTTACAACATTCTCTAAAAGCACTACGCCATGTGCTAAATGCATCAGTATTAAATGATGTGATATTAGATGTTTGCTCAACTGCATGAAATTTTGAACTTATACTTGTAGTCATATCTGTACTAGTAGTATCTAAATTAATTGTTAATTTAGTTGGTAATAATTTAACACCACCATAGCCATATTCTAATCCATTAATAGGGTTACGACTTCTCCAAACATGAACTGTATCATACATGTGACGCACTACTTGATAATCAAATTTAAATTCAGGAACTATAATAGCATCAGCATCGACTACCCAAAACATTTCAGTTGTTACTAATTTGGCTGCTTCTACGTGTGCTTGATGTATGCCCTTAACGCCGTCTATTCTAAAAATGTTAGAAGAAGGAAAATGTTGATTTAATAATTCAAAATTTTTGTCTGCTTGGAGTTCAAAATATGAAATAAACACTATATCAAAAGATATTGGATTACTTGCAAGTATATCAATTTCTTTTTTATTGGCAAAGAACCTATAACTTAATTCTCTATTCGATATTTCAATAGTTTTTTTGACTAACAATATTCCGTCATAAAATTTTCCATTTTTAAAAATATGAATATAATCTGCATCATATGGATCAACCTTATAGTCAAAAGTAAAGTCCTTTTCAATCTCTACATCCGGCCATACTACCCAAAAGAATTTTGTAAATGATTTACGTTTAGCTTCATCAAACGTTTCTGCTCGTTTAAGCATAGTAAATCTAGATTCTAAATTACGATAACTTTGACTGTCACTGCCAATGAAAATTATATCATACATATTATCTTCGAATAATTCTAGGACTGTTATTATATACAGTTTTAAAAAATATACTTGCATCAGGATCAAGATTAGCTATTGCTATCTTACACTCATGTTTAAGAGTATCTCCTAATTTTACTATTTCATCTAATATGTTATCTTCTGTAATTTTTTTAGTTGTTGTATTCCATTCATCAGTAAGCCATTCAAAATCACGTACATTAGAGTAATCCCAATCGGTACAATTAGTAAGATAAGCACCTTGTCTAGCACCGTACATAGACCATAATCCATGTTTTACATCAGCACCAACGTTGCACCATACTAATAATCTATGATAGTTTTGCCACCAAATAGTAGTTAACTCAGCTACCTTGGCGCCTTGGTTTAAGGACATCTTTACACCTTCACGGAATCCTGCTCGCCACGCTTGGAATGGTGTTGCATTTGTAAAGCTCTCGCTATAATTGTCATTAAATTGATAGTATCGATTATCAAAACAAAATTCAACTAATCCCTTAGTGTCCTTGGGGTCGCTATTTTCGTGTGTACGCATGTTGTTTACAAACTCACGTGTCCACATTTTAAGGCCGCCGTTACCATACATTAATCCATTAACATGTACTTTGCCGCACCAGCTAAACACATTTTTATCAGATAATCCTAATTCATCTAAGTCAACTATTACATTAAAAAAATTTGGATTAACAATGTTATCTGCATCTACAGTAACAAAGTATTCTGTTTCGCTTTTTGCCGCGCAGGCTTTGTGTGCGGCATCGCTACCTTTAACACCATGCACACGTTTTGCCCATGGCGCTTTACTGAGTAAATCCGCATAGTGTTTCTCTGCATTAGGCTCATCGTAGCTAAGAAATATAATATCTTGTTCAATAACTTTAATTTTAGACATGTTTAACTAACCCATATGATTCAAAATTATTATCAGAAGTTGCTGATATACTAATACTATCAATACTAAATTCTAAATCATGCTCAAACAATCTAGTAATTTTATCAGACATAATTAACTCCTCAACATCTATTTGTATAGTTTGAATTAATTGATTCCTATTAGATTCTTTTACTATAAAAAATATTATATTAGATAATCGTTCTTTAGAATTATCAATGATAAATTTTTTACATGAATCAACTAACCAAAAATTCCAAGACTTATTTTTAAAATCCCATTCTACAATTACTTCAGCATCAGAGTTGTATTCAATCCAATGTAGCATTTTTTTCTTATTATACTCTGATACATGTTTCATAAGAGTAGGCACTGCTAGACGTTTTCCTACATAATAATCTGAAAACTTCCATTTACCTGATACTAAATTTGAATACTTTAATGAATCTATTTGTATGTAATCATCTAAAGATGTTGGTGGATTAGTAGTAACAGACATAATTTCTCCCGTAAGAGAATTATAATAGATATAATAATTTGGAGGTGCTGTAATCATTATATTAATCCTTGTAACTTACTAATAATCTTAGGTGTAATAAATTGTTTTTCTACGTAATGGAATAGTTTAGGTTGTTTAATATTTTCAACTAATAACTCACCTTTACTGTTTAATGTATGATTAATATTGTTTGTCCAATTTGAATTTTGAAAATCATGGAGGCCTTGCAGTGCAGGTTTCATATGCACAAATTCTAAAGGACAATTTGCATCGCTGACACAATTATAAAATCCAGTTATCTCAATTGCAATAGCTGATGCTAAGTCTAAACTGAGCCAATTCTGATATTCATTAGGGGCAAATTTTTTATACGACCATTCCCAATTCTTACTAACAAATTCTAAGGCAGTATAAAAATCTTTTGCAGTATCCGTTTTTTTAAAATAATGTAATGCAAAATAAGGATTAGATAATCGATTAGCAATAAATGTTTTTCTATGAAACGGATCTATTTTAATTATTTCTTGCTTATAATTTTTTACTTTAGAGCAAAATTTTATATCATAGTTATTACAATGCTCCCACCAAAGAGAGATATCTCCTAACATTAGCATATCAGTATCTAAAACAATTGTTTCATCGTATGGAGATGCGTGATATAACTTCCATCGATTTTCAACTTTCCATGCAGACTTGGCAGCAGAGTCATTAAACAATATTGGCAGTATTTGATCAAATGCTGATTTATATTCTTCAGGAACTATATTATTTGTTACTAATGATATTGATTTAACTGTAGACTGACTACTTTGAATAGATAATGCTAGTGCATATGCCTGTGTAACATAGTCAACATTAGGATTATTTTGAGCTATTACTAAAAATCCTTTACTCATGTTGATCACCGTTAACTATTTGATTTAAAGTTAATTTATTCATTACGTGAACATCAAGACTATTAGTATGTGCAACTACATATTCTCCTAGACAATTTTGTTTTTCTATTAAAAACGTCATAGCATCGTTATCAATTTTAATTAATTTATCAGTGTCAAGAATATAAGATAGCTTGCCTGGCAATTCCGTAGAAAAATTACCAGTATCACTATTCATTAAATGAATTGCTACACTAAATGCATGATCGTTTCTAAATAATCCAAAATCTAAACCGTATAATAATTTAAAATAAGTCCAGTTATATTTGATGTACTCTACTAAAGTAAAAAAACTTTCAACCATTGGATCTTTATCAAAAATAAACACAGTACCCCAATAAAAAGGAATACCATATCGATTAATACGGTCAAATTCTAAATTATGTCTCCAACTTGCTAGATCAAAACTTTTTTTATAAATTTGAAAATTTGATTCCGCAGTAAGCGCAGGTTTTAATAATTTAGAATTAATAATAAAATCGCTATCAATTACTAGTGTTCTATCATATGGTGTTAATTTATATACATCGCTTCTAGAAAAGTTATTCCATTCTACTTTTTTAGATGAAAATGCACCATCGTTAAACACTCTAAATTGAGGGAAATTGTTTGGTGTGATCTCAATGATTTGATCAAAATTATGATTAGGATATTTTTTAGATATTAAATCTATATTATTTGTAATTAGCGATACAGGGATATCTAAATGTTTTATAATTTTTGAGGCAGCGTAGTTTGCTAGCCCAACATAATCAATATTAGAATTATTTTGAGCAAAAATAACAGCGCCTGTTGTCATACACTAATTAAACCTTCAACTGTACGTTTTGATTTTACTTCATTATATTTAGAAGTATACTCATTTAACGCTTCATAATAATTAGAAACTATTGTATCAAAAAAATCTTGTACATCAGGAATAATTGTTGGTAAATTATTAGAATCTAAAAATGCAACGTTATCAACATGTCCTAAATCTAATATTGTTTTGGTAAAAGAAATTAACTCGTGAGTTATTTTAAATGTTGCACCGTTAGTATAGTACAAACATTTTTGATTAAATTCTTCTAAAAATATACGATGTTGTCCGGAAAGGGTAGCCATATAATTGGCTACCTCAAATGCTTTTTCAAGCGCAGTATTATCCATAAAACTCCCAAGCTGATAACTATACTATAATTATCAGATTAAGATATTAGAACAAAGAATACTGATTATACCCAGAAACTTGCGGTGTTTGAAATACCGTTAACTGTGGATGCAGTCACGCTAGGTGTTGTTAAGGTAAATCCATAAGTTGATGAAGATGCACCTGAGGGGATATAGCATTGTACTAATGAACGAAGGCAACCTGTAACGTCTTCGTCAATTGCCATGTTAACACCTGAAACTATATTAGAACTTACAGCAGTATCATTCCATGTTATAGCAAAACTAACTTGCCCCGTTCCAAGAACATTAGTTGCTTGTATTCGATAATTATTAGGCGTATAATACGAACTAGTTTTAGTAAAAATAGTTTGCCATGTGTTGTTTATCCCAACATATCCAATACTTGTTTCAACTGCATTAGTAGAAGGATCATTGCTACTTGGTGAAGGTACTGTTATACCGCTAGCATATGTAAAATCATTTGCAAATCGAATTGATCCCATGTCTTGCAATAAGGTTGTCCAAAGACCGTTTTTAGTTGAGACATTATTATAAGCAGAATTATCAGTATACGTAGGACTAGTTCCGTCCTTTCTACTAGATGAAAATTCTATAAATCCGCCTGAATTAAAGAAATATCTTGCGGCATTATCGCTACCAAAATTAACAGTAATAACACGAGTAACGGTCACTCTACCCGACTGCGGATACGAAGGATTTTGTGTTGTACCGCCCCATACTGTTGGAGTAGATCCTGTATTAGATAAGTTACTCACAGTATCCAGTGCAACTCTACTAGCTTGTGCTAAGGGAGTTAATGGCGGTGGTGTTAATCTTGATCTAAAGTCCCATCGTAGTCCTTGTGGAGTACCAGCAGATGTAGTAACGTCATATGTATTGTTTATTAAGTTTGAATAAGAACTTGTAAGAATTATCTGTGTTACTTTTCCATTACCATCCGGAGTTCCAATTTTACCAATCCAATACGTAGTACCGGCAACATATAATGGGGATAGTATGCCTCCTGTACCAGTATTATTACCCGATACTGTTACCGGTTGCCCTATATAATAAACATCAAGTGGCACCGTAATCCAATATCCAGTAAATCCATTTACAGTAGTCGTACTACCAGGAGTTGCAATAACGTTAGTAGTTACTAAAGATCCCCAAGTCATAATAGTTGCAATAGTGTTATAGGCTGCGCGATCTGCCGCAGTAATAACTACTGAACTTACTAGTGATGTACTAGTTACAGGAGTAGATGCGCTGGCACTTAATGTATAACTTACTGCACTAAACGATGCAGGTGCTCCAGCTGATCCAAATGTTTGTGCAGATCCAGACACCGTCCAAGAACTTCCAGACCCAGCAGTAATATAAGTGCCAGCAGTTAGACCTGAGGAACTTAGTGTCATTCCTATAGAAGGTGTATTTCCGCTTGTAATAGTTAATGTTGTACCAATTGATCCAGATCCTGCTCCTGCACTAATATACCCAGTAAAGTATGCAGTATTCACTGTACTGATAGTTACTCCCGACGGAAATGCTGTTGATCCGCTTGCTATTGAAATTCGTTGTCCAGAAGAGATTGTACCAAGGGATAATGCAGTAACCGTTAATGTTGATCCAGTAATTTGTCCAGTAAAATACGCACCTGGGGAAGTCAATACATTTTCTATATCAGCATTAGTTAGTCCTGAAATATGCTGAAAACATGTTAATAAATCTTTACGTAAATACCACCATTGATCAACACCAATTTTATTATTTTGTGATACTTGAGTAGTAAGACTTGTTTGTCCATACCCGTTGGTGCCAGAGCCGGACCCAATAACAGGAGATATCGTTGTACGAATATCATTATAACTAAGGGGTCCTATTAAATTACCCTGTAATACACCAATTGTAGCCATGTCTTACCTTTTTTCTTAAAATATTTATTTTTATAAAATTACACATTCAACAAGTTTGACACCATCATGACCGCTAGTTTCTAAACTTATTGCAAAAATAGCTCTGTTTGTATTGTCAACTGTAGAAGTAGCGCATCCAGTTTCAGTTGGTACCATGTAATCACCCTTGTTTACAGGTCCTACTACACGAACTGGTACTCGACCTTTTAGTGCAATTGCAGTGCCGCCTACTAAATCTTTATTCATCAAATAAGCAGGTTTGTCGCTTACTACACCAATTAGGATATTACCAGAAACTGCCGCAGTTACTTCTTTTGCGCCGCCAACTGCTACTACTGTACCAACTGGATAAGTAGCATCTGCAAGATATTTTTCTGCTAAGTCAGCGTATTGTGCTTGAGATGCTGTTCCTTGGAACAACACTGCGGCTAAATTACCAGACCCATCTCTGGCAGCAATTGTATTAGCAACTGCTGATGTGCTTCCAGTTAGTGCTTGACTGTTTACATTCAGTGCATCAGATTTTTGTGCAGTACCATAATAGTAATTAGCATAAACATTGTTCCAACGTAATGGTGTATTACCTACACCAGCTGTTGCTGATCCAAGATCTGAAACTAGATCAGAACCAGGATATACATTGCTACCATTTAACACTAAAGGAGTCTTAGCAACACTACTTTGAAATGTTTGGAATTTAATTACTGCATTGGAACTGTTTCGTATTGTTGGTATCGAGTTATCGTTAAGGATAGTTAAAATTGTTCCAACATTAAATCCGCCATCAATAAATTGAGCAACACCAGCAAATACTGGAGTGTTTTTATTAACATAATCAGTTGCATTGACTCCGTTTAACTGTAATGCATTTGTTGCAGTGCCATGGAATTTATAAGCAGAACTTGCGCCTGTTGAATCAACTCCGTATAAAGTTACACCTTGTCGAATACCGTTTGTTTGTGTAAATCCTGATAATTCAGGATTTGATGATAATATTGTAGAACTAAGTGTAAAATCCGCATCTGGGCTAACTGTAAAAATAGTTGTTCCATTAACGATAGCTTCAATGATAGGATGTTGTCCCGGAACAGGCAAGTGGTTATCTGGAACATTAATCGACTTCATTTGAGTAATGCCTTCGCCAGCAATACCTTGAGGACCGACTAATACAAATCCAGGTTGACTTCCAACACCACCTGTTGATGACCAAGCAAATAGTTGATTTGTTGCAGTATTAAACCAAAAATCGCCTTGCGTTAATCCTGACGGAGCAGTACTTCCAGTTTCAGCACCCGATGCTGTTCGAAATTTCGTACCGTCATAAAATTTTAATTTACCGTTGCCGCTGTCAAACCATATTTGACCTTTTGTTTTTCTTGGAGGTTCTCCAGTTCCAGCAAAATTTTCTAACAAATAAACAAAATTGTCATTAAGAATTTCTCCGTAGCCAGCATAATTTTTACCAATTAATTTAATATCTAATGTGGCATCGATTGTCCCGTCAGCAACAGTTGCTACGAGATCTCCGTTATATTTGTTAATGGTGTATGACATTACTCAATTCCTTGTTTTTATATTTATCTAATCCTATACCATGTAGTATCAGCTTGTCTATAAACGTAGCTAAATGTAGTCGGTGCAGTCACTGAACCAGCAAAGGTTCCTGATAATGTTGGACCAGCTGTTAATGCTAAGGTTACAGTGTTAGTATGTACTGAAAATCTTACAACTTGACCATCTGCTTGCGCTGTAGGAAATGTCAATGTTGCAGTATACCCGGTATTACCAACTAATAATACATTATCGCTAAAACTTCCGCTTAATACATAAGTCGAAGTACTCGATACTGTAATATAATTAACATGAATAAAATCTAATCCAACTCTAGTAAAATTACCACTAACAATAAGATCTCCGTCTACATCTAAGGTAGCTGCCGGATTACTATTAAAAATACCAATGTGTTGTAAAGAAGCTTTAATCGTTAAGGCTTGATTAGGAGTTCCTGCACTTTTTGTATTAATTATAAAATCTTGATCCGTTGTATTGGATATAAATTGTATGCTATTGTTATCAACAAATAGTTGATTTTGACTAAGTGTACCTAAAATTAACGGATTACTATTTAGAATAGATATAGTACCAGTAGTTCCAGAATCGTCAATAGTTGATAAAAAACTACTTGCCGATAAAGGATCACCAGTTGACGGATTAGTTAGTGTATCAGCTACGGCTACTGATGTATGTAATTTTATATTATTTAATGTACCTGCATTAAATCCAATTTGAATATTACCAGAATAACCTGCTATAGATGAACTAGGTGTAAATGCATCTTTACTCCAAATTCCAATTAGCGAATTTGCTACATATAATGCTACAACAGTTCGTTGAACATTATCAGTATCAGAAATATCAACAACTTGAAACCCGCTAAGTCCTTGTTGATTAGAATATAACGGTCCAGCTAGTATATTACTTAATCCATCATTAAAATATAGCTGTCGTCTATAATTGTCAATCCATATATCACCGGCAACGATTCCACCTGGTGCAGTATTAGATACTATGGTGCCGCCGCTTACTTTAAAATCTTGTATAGTAACATCATATACTTTCATTCGATTTTCAATAGTGTCGTACCATAACTGTCCATTAATAGGATTATTTGGTTTGCTTGGGCTGGCAAAATTTTCTAGTAATCGAATAAGATTTTCATTTAAAAATTCACCGTAGTTACTAGAATTTCTTCCTATCAAAGTTAAATCTGTTGCAGATTGATTAATTGATCCGTCTGGTATTTCAACTAAAATTGAACCATCTGTTTTGTTTATTACATAGTTACTCATTAGAACACGCCTGTAAAAATAATATAATTTATAGTTAGATAAGGATTCATTACAGTAAATGCTTTGTCAGTTCCATTAGCAGATACAACTGCTCCACTGTTTGATAATCCAAAACCTGTACTAGAAGTGTTTTGCATCCCGTAGCCTCGTGTAGTATTATTGCCACCGGAGCCGTTTGGTACTCCGACTGCATAATATTGAGATGCCCCTGTGCCTTCAGAACTTAAATTATGTTTATGCCCAGGTAAATTAGTAATATCTAGTGTTTTATATTCACTTCCTGATGTTGCTCCAACTTGGTTTGCCGCAGTACTAGTAACATTATTAGCACGTTCAGTTGGGGAACGTGTTCCGTTTCTATTTCCGCCAGCATTAATTTGAATAGTAGTATTAGTCCTATCAGGTACTGTAAGATTGTTATCCATACTGTCCATACCTAAAGGAAATCTACCTCTAAGGTCAGGTAGTGCAAATGTATTAGATCCTTTAAGCAATCCATTTGCTCTGTAAGTATATCCAATAACATCAAATAAAAGACTGTATGTTCCTGCAGGTAATTCGCTACCGTCACAAAATAAGAACCCAGGTGGTGCAGTTTTTCCAGGATAAGGCATAATACCACCAACTGGAACTGTAGCTACATTAGAGAAAAATGCTTGTTTACGTATTTTTCTAAGACCGCCGGGTGTACCTGTTCTATCTGGACGGAAAACTAACAATTGATCTTCTTTATCGCTTACATCGATTGATGTTTGATCTGTGATTAGAGCTTGATTAGCAGTTACTCTAAATGTTTTTGTTCCGCCTGTGCCATCAAATACAAGATCAGCAGTAGTGCTAACAGCTCCAGCAATATTAAAACTGGTAGAACTAGCTAGGCTAGTAGCAGAACCGCCAACGTCGCCAGAAAAAGATCCATGGAACGTACCGTAAAATGAAGTTGAATTATCTGGATTACCTATAGTATTGGCATATATTCGACCAAATCGTTTACTATTAGATCCAATATCAAATAATCCACTATTTGTCCCTGCATCAGGTAAAATAGCAGATCCGGATTGTGGAGTTCCAAGAGAATCTAAATTGTTAACATATAATTTACCATATGTATGTAAATCTCCACCAACTCTTGCTATTTTGTTTACAGACAATCCACCATTAGTTTGTATACTTCCTGCACCTAATGATGTTGAATCATTATTTCCAGTAATAATTAATCCCACGCTTGCTGATATTGTACCAGTTACATCTAACTCAGTAACAGGGTTAATATTATTAATTCCAACAAGTCCTGCAGGGTCAACATGTACGACTGTTGTTAATGTTCCTGCATTATTTAATTTAAAGTTAATAGTATTACCACTAGTCTTTGAAACAAGATTTATGTTAGTTGCATCTGTATTAATATTAAAATTTAAATCACTACCAATACTTAATCCGTTATTTGAACGAATATTAATTGTGTTATTTGAAAAAGTATCAACATCGCTTCTTAGAAAATTAGTAGAAGCAATGGCTTTACCATTAATTAATAAGGCGTCTGATGAACTTGCTGTTCCCCAAACTGTAGTATATGTACTTCCTGGATCAATAGCCGTCTTAGTGGCACTAGAAAAATTAATACCACTATTGATTACACTAAATCCTGAAATTACTGCTTTTGGAGTGAATGTAGCAGTACTAACTATAGCAACTAAACTGTTATCAGAATAAAAAGTTATGACATTACGATTTACGTTATTAGTGTCAGTTATAGTTTCTGCTTGTGGACCTGTTTTTATTCCGGCACTAAATTGCGGGCCGACCAGCAACCATGTTGATCCTGCATAAACTTTTAATTGTTGATTTTTTGTATCAACCCATAAATCACCTTGACCGTTTTGAGTAGGAGCTAGTGGAGATTTTTTAATTGATCCAGTTGTATTCCAAGTGCCTGCACTGTCATATACTTTTAGAATTTTTTCACCGGTATCATACCAAAGTTGTCCTTCGATAGGATTTGTAGGTGCAGTACTGTTAGCAAAATTTTCTAATAAATGTAAAAAGTTTTCTGCAACAACTGGTCCATACCCTGCATAATTTTTACCAATAAAAGTTACATCAGTTTCTTTGTTAAGACTTTGATCCGCAACAGTATAAGAAGGTTTAGCAGGATTTGTTGTATCAGTATGATTAACTTGATATGGCATATTATACTCCTGCTAGCCCTGTAAGACTTTGAATTCTTACTGTGTAATCTACTTGAATTAATCGATTAAGGGATTTTTGCACCGGGTGGAAAATTACATGAGTTAATAATAAACTTTGACCTGATGGGCTATAACTTTTTAATCCTAATTCGTCAAATACATAAGCACTTTCGCCTATGTTAGTTGTATCGTATGCATTTTGTCCACCAGGTTCACCGTAGTCTAACAAACAAGTAATGAATACATCAGTATAGTTTGTACCAGTAACATGTCTAGGTTCAATAAAATTTCTTGTTGGGTCAGTATTATTTGTTGAACGATCATCAACTACTTTAGCATAAGTTTCGTTATAAAGACTAGCATTTGAACCTGAACTATTTGGTGTTAGATATGTAATAATACCTGTAGGATCAACGGCTGTTCCACCGTTGCCAAATGCCATTTGATAGATAAAACCTTGGCCGCTATTTGATAAGCTGTTTGCTAGGCCAATGCTCATATTTTCATAATGAATGGCATTTCGTTTATTGATGTAGACTTCTTGAGAAATAGGATCCCAAATTTTAATATGCCCTTCTATGTGAATTCCGGTAGTATCTTTGCTCTGCATGATAATCTCTCTTTATCAAGTATTTATCACGCTGAGTAAAGTGATAGTTTTATAGATTGGAAGACAATTATGCCGCTACTTCTGTAAGCGTTATTTGACCATATGATCCATCAATACACCAACTAACGCTGGCTCCAGCACCTGTATTTTGAATGTAAACTGTATAGGTAACTGGTAATAAAACTGCCGGAGGAGCAAACGTTGAGGGAGAAGTTACAACCCCAAAAGAGCCACTAACACTACCGGTTGTATTAATAGTAATAGAAGGCCCGTTTAGTACTGTACTTACGTTGAATCCTGAAGAACTTAGGTTAGATGATATAACATAGTATGTTATACCTGCTGTTACACCGTTAAAGCCAGAATTAAAAACTACACTACTACCAACGGTTAACGAATTAGCGGCAGTAATAATATTATTAGTAATAACAGTGCCAGTAACAGTTACAGTGGATGAAGGAATGTTATAAGGTAAATCTAAATAAGTTGCAAAACAAGGAGCATCAATTTGGTTAGCAACCGAGGCTTGCAATTGAGTAAATCCCCTTGTAGGTTGCGGTGCAATATTTAACGGAGCAAGACCAACAGTTGATCTAAACAAAGTTGTTTGAATAATTGCTCCGGCAGTTGCCGCTATTCGACAATTTGCACCATAAGAAATTAATATCTTACTTGTAGCAGAAGTAGGAGTAATTGTTGCTGAAAACCCAGTTGAATACCAAGATGATGCTATTGTTGCAACTGCGGTAGTAGTAGTTGCCTGTACTACTTGCAATACTGTACCAGCTGGCATCGAGGCAGTACTTATACCCCGTGATCCAACATTTAATCGACTAACAGCCAACGTATTAGTTCTAGGATTAAAACTTAAAAATTGGCTAGTAGGGATAGAAGTAGATTTAGAACCTATAAAATCAGCAGATTGAAGTGCCAAGTAATAGGTACTAGGGTCCGTAGACGCTACTGAGGTAACATTAAACTGCCCTTGTACTAATGACATATTAAGCCTGTGCTTCTACCCAACTTAGTCGAGCTTGAATATTAGATGTAGAAAATCCTAAGTTCTGAGCCATAATAGTTATAACGTCAGGACCGTCTGGGTATATACCAGTTTGTGGACTGGTATAGCCGCCACCTAAAATACTTGTACCAAGATCTCGAACAATTGTTAAATCTTGTTGTGTTGACTGATAACTTGTGCCGCCTGCACCAGTGTTTAAGTAGAATCCAAAAATAACTTCACCACCAGAAACTGTTGTACCTTGGTTGTGAATAATATATTGACTTAGACTTGATCCACCTACCAATTGCCAGTTTAGCGCAGTAGTAGTTGGGTCAATAATAGTAGGGTTCAAGTTTAGTGTTATCAAGAAGTTACCGTTAGTCAAAATATCTGTTTGTTGCATGATAAATTGCATACGAGTAATAATCTCTCTTAGTCCAACTGTTGTAGCAGGAATACCATTACTTGCACTTGGCGCAACACGGAAACTTAATACTGCGGAATTAACACCAGAAGCAATTGGTAACAAGTTTGTCATACCTTTAGTGAATACAAACTGTTTATCGTTAGTAAACTGACCGTCCATAATAGCTGATGTACCCCAGTGGTTAATTTCACTAGCAAACTGTGGAGTATGAAGCTCAATAGTAGTAGGTGCAGTTAATGATATTGTCTGTTGTGCTACACTGGTTACACCAAGTTGAGCAAACACTATGCTTATACCGTTTGCAGTCAATGTTGCGGCTTGACTGATAACAACAGAAGTACCTGGAACAAAACTAATAACGTAAGATTGTGCAGGTATACCGTTACCGTATACATATTGACCTATTTGTACACCAGTTGTAGTACCAATAGTACCAATAGTAGTACTACCTGCGGTAATATTTCCTGTAGTAGATGCACCTGCTTGACCACGTACACAACCTGTTAAACTTGGGTTGAATAAGAATGTTTGAACAGTAGTGCTAGTAACAAACGCTGGATTACTGATAGTTACAGTATATGGCACAACGCTATTGTTAATTGCTTCAAC